GGGTCGTCCAGTGCGCCGATGAACTCTTTCGCCGCGCTGTCCAGGGCCGTTGTCTCGATCTCGTCTTTGGTGATCGCAGGACCTGCGATGCTAACCACATCGCCGACCGCCGTGAACACTTCAGGCGAGGCCGCATCGCCTCTGCTGAAAACCGTTCCACTTCCTCTAAATACTGGCATCTTCTATGTCTCCGTGTGTATCACGATCCAATCTTGCGAGACGCGATAGTCTCTCCGATCACCCTCAAAGTCCGGCAGGTCGCCGTCGTTGTCCAAATAAACCAGCTGCACCGGTTCCGCGCCGAGCAAGTGCGGGCTCGCCAACCCTACTCCGTTAAGCGCTACTCTAACAGCGTCGGCGAGCGCCTTCACGCCTGAGTAGGAAGTCTCCCACAGGTCGAGGCGCATCCGTACCTGCACGAACTCCATCGGGCCGTTCAGGTCAACGTCGCGCTGCGTACTTATGCGCAGGTAGACAATGGCAGGCGTGTCGGTGTCCTGGGGTATCGATCCCGGGTGGACGCGCGTGCCGATGATCGCAGACACAGGGCCGTCCGCGAGTAGGTGTGCAACGATGCCTTGCTCGATGCTCATGCTTTCTTGACTCCTGCTGCGGACAGCGCTTCCTTGGCGCCGTCGTTGGCTTCCCTGATCACCGTCGAGATGATCGCCAGAAACCGTTGATCGACGGCCTTCTGGATGTAGTCGTTGCCCGGGATGATCACGCCGCTGGTATGGCGGAAACCGTCAACGACAAAGCGCCAGTAGAACGCATTTTTTGGATCGTCGCTCCGTCCCTCAGTCGGGTATTGCAGGCTGACTTTCAGATAGCCACGCTTTCCGCGGCGAGACTTTACACGCACCAGTCTGCGCAGGCGTCCGGGCTTGGCGGCCTTCTGGCCGCGCCTGACTCCGCGCTTTGACGCTGCGCTCCGGATCGGTGCTGTGGCCTTGATGGTGTCGCGGACCAGTACGATGCCGCGCCTGATCGCGTTGCGCATGTGCTTCTTCGCAACCGCCGGCGGCAACTTCTTGAGCGCCTTCTGTAGTTCCTCGGCTCCCTCGATCTTGACCCGCGCGAATGTCTCAGCCATCAGTGCCGCTCCAGCGCCAGGATCGTGAGCTCGCGCTGACGTCCGTCTTTGTCCATCGGGGTGACGATGTCGAACACGCGGGCGCCGAACGTGATCCGATCCGCCGCGGTGAGCGTGGCGGCCAGTGGTGCGTATCCGATGGTCAGCCGGTGACTGACCTCCGCGTCAACCTGCTGGCTCTCGAATCGTTCCCTGGAGCCGACTGCTTCGACGCTGCCGAACGCGGTCGTCAATGTGGCATAGGTCAGGACGGCCTCACCGAAGTCGTCCAGGGTCTCCGTGCGTTTTTCCAGTGTCAGCAGGTGCCGCTTCAGTCCCGCACTCATTTGCTCAGCCCTCCGGAGATATGGTCCCACGCTTCGCCGCTGGCGAGCTCGTCGTGCGTCCACTGTCTGTAGGCGAGATTGTACGCCCACTGGCTGCGCGGTCCTATGTACTTGTTCGCGAGCGATCGGGATGTCACTTCCCAGGCCATCGAGCCGTGGTCCATTGCGACCGTAGGCACGCCCAGAATGACCGACTCAATCGCCGCCGTCGAGCTCCAGGTCACACACGCGGTCACGAGCTCCAGAGACTCGGCCAGGGTCATCATTCCAGAGTTGGCGAGTAGTGGGTGAGGCCTGTAGACGACGCGCAGGCCGGCCTTCTGTGCCTCCTGGTCGATCTTCCGCCACCACTTCCGATCTCCAGGCGAGCAGGAGTCTCCAGGGTGTTGATCGCATATCAGCACAATGGTCGAGGTGTTGCCGTGCCATGCGTTGAGATGTACGCCGGTCGCGTTCCAGCGATTAGGTGGACAGTCGGACGGGCCAGGATCAGCGCGACCGTGCAGACCGTTCCATCCAACTGAAACGTACTGCAGGCGATCCGTGACATAGTCGCCCGACCGTCCATTGATGTAGCCGGCTTCCAGGATCAGCCGCGGCTTGTCCTTCAGATGTAGCGGGACCTTGTCGCCCCACCAGCAGACGAAGTCGGCTTCCCCGCCGCCGAACTGACTGTTATCCAGGTCAACGTGGACGCCGTGCTTTGCCAGTCCCATACCCAGAGCGGTCATCGCCCTGAGCTGATGCCCGTGGTGTCCGTGGTGGTGCAGGTACGCACGCATCAGAACTCGAACCCGAAGTGCTTGATCTCGTCTGCGTATGTCTCACCGACCTGTTCCATCATCTCGGGCGTGTAGTACGGGCGCCAGTCGCGCTCCCTCAGGACGTTGACGTTGTCATGCGTCAGGTATAGGTCGGGAAAGCGGGCCGGCCACTTGTCATCGAGCTCGTCCGTGGTCCAGATCTCGTCGCAGACGCCGACGATCTTGTGCTGCGGGTAGTAGTGGTGATTCGCTCCGGTGTTGCGCGCGACGACCTCGAGGAACCGGGCGAACTCCATGCCGGTCCTGAACGAACTATTGCGCAGATGCTGCAACTTGGCGGGCCATTTCGGGTTGCACTTGGAGGCCCACACCGCGACCAGCCGGTCCCAGGTGTTGCGCACGATGCCGATTCGGTAGTAGCCCCTCCGAATCCGCTCCAGGTTCCGCGTGTAGTGGGTGTCCGTGCGCGAGACCGCGCGCAGGATCGCGTTAGAGGCGGCCTTCGGACAGAGCAGCAGGCCGACCTTCTCCGCGTGCAGCTCGATGTGGTTCGCCAGCTTAAGGACTGGCACCGAACACAATCCGCCAGTGCCACTCCCCGGCGCCGAACGTCTTGTAGTGCATCGTGTCGGCGGGTCCGAGGCGGTCGCGCAGGTCCTGTTCCCAGACGGAGCGCTCGCGCTTGTTGATGTGCAGGTCCTCCCCCGTCGGCAGGCGGCTCGGCTTGTTGTTGGTGGTGATGAACAGCTCCATCCGGCACACGCGGAACAGCTCATCGAGGACCTTCTGTTCGGTGCCTACTGTGAGGTGCTCCAGGACGTCGTAGCAGGACACATAGTCGAAGCTCTTGTCGTCGTATGCCATGCTCTCCGCGTCGGCCTGGAGGACCCTATCGTTCGCCAGCTCAGGTACGAAGTCGCAGCCCCAGGCATCGACCCCGCGGCCCAGCGCGAACTCGATGGTCTCAGCTCTGCCGCAGCCCACATCCAGGTACGTGTTTCCCTGGGTCATGGTCTGGATGTCCTCGCGGACGATCTCCTTGCGCATCCATCCCATGCGATAGGTCGCCAGGGTCGAGTACGCTTTCTCGTATTTCCAGAGCTCGTCTAGCGCCATATCGGCAGGGTCCAGTTCGAGAGCAGAGACATGGCGGCTGCCGCGGTCGCATCGCCTTCTGGGTCTCCGGGTGCGCGGGCTTCGTTGAGCTCGGCACACTTGAGCAGGATCGCGCTCCGTACGGTAAAGGGCACATCGGTCTGGTCCCAGCCAGCGGTCAGGCTAACCTGTGCGGCAGACAGGAAGTTCCCCGTCGTCGGCCATGACTCGTTCTCCTTCGGCCTCAGCCGCGGGTTGAACTCAGTCGCCAGATCAGCCTCAAACGGCGGCGGCGATCCACCCCAGGTCTGGAGCACGCCGTTGTTGTCGATGTACTTCACGCTGGTGATTGCCTGGACGTTGCCGAGCGGGAGTTCCCACAGATGGCTCGGAAACCGGTCCCGCGTGATCAGGTAGTCGCGCTTGCTGATCGCGCGTCGGGTTGTCTCGCGTGCCCAATCGGTAGCGGCCTCGAGGTAGCTGCGCAGCAACTCATCCTGGAAGTCCTCGGTCACACACAGGTGCGCCTTCAGTTCCTCCAGGGTGACCGGTAGCTGCTCGCGGTCGTTGGTGGTCGTGATGCGTTCGGTCGTCATATAACTTCCCCGAGTGGCTTCTTAGGAAATACCGTTATCACTGAGTGCTTCGAGCAGTTGATTATCTCGACGTACGGCCAGCGACCAGGGACCTGATTATACGGCTCCGCCCATTTATCGTAAGGCGACTGGCGCTTGAAGCCGTCGTCTCTATCTGGGTGAGCCCATGCTTGCCCGCCGATCTTGCCACAGTCGTAGCCGAGCAGGAATATACGCGCGGCACCGAGACTGAGTGCGAGACCCAGCGCCTGGAATCCAGAATGGTTGCCGTGTACGACGCTCCCTGGTTCGTACGGCATGGGTGCGCGGCCAGTGGTTAGCATCTTGAGCTGCTGTGTCGGCACCTCCGTGATGCGTCCGTCCCGACCGGTCACCGGTCTGACTTCCTCGCCGCTGACGCGCAGGCCCGTGAAGCTCGGCCTGTGGTGTTGCCACCAGCGCGCGTCTGCCGCGTACAGGATGTCAGCCCACGGTGCAGACTTTGGTAGGTGCCGAGCGAGTCCACAGTCGTTGATCGCAATAGTGTGGATCGACTGTGCGCCGTACTTCCGTTGGTTCTCAACCAGTGCGATGTCCTCAACCGTCAGGCTCGGGCCGCTTGCCATGCACACGACCGTCTGCTGATTCCAGTTAGGCCACTCGCTTGGTTGATCTTTCTCCCTTTTCTGGGATGCGTTTCGCGACGCCGGCAGCGATAGCGCCATCTGCTGCTTCCTCCGAGATGTCCAGGCCGACGATGTAGTCGCCGGGTGCAAAGGAACTGGACGGAACCCCCGCGGGTCCCGCCCAGCTGTACTGCTTGAGAACTCGTACCTTCAACCCTTACCGCAGAGCGACCTTGATCGCGTCGTTGTTCAGGATGATGCCACCCTCCCGCCTGAAGAAATACCAGCGGATAAAGCCAGGGTTCGTTATGTCGTCGCGAATGACGCGGACGTCGGTTCGCTGCACGAGCAAGTAACCCCTGCCCCAGTTGCCGAACGCAATCGGGGTCGTGGTCAACGGACTGTCGGGACCCGTTGGCATATCTTCCCAGACGACGAACTGGTGTCCGACGATGGTGCTCGGCTCGCCAGCGATCAGACTCGGCTGCCACAAGTACTGGCCGTTCGAGTCCTTCGCGCGTCTGATCTGGCTCAGGATGGTGCTGTTCATCGTGAAGGCTGCGCCCTGTCTGTACGCAGAGTTCAGCGTATAGATCAGCGAAATGACGTGCTCCGTGATGTCGTCAGGTGACGGTGCTGCAACGAACTGCAACGCCTCTGCGTCTCGCAGCGGGCTCGCGCCATCTGCGGTGACTAGAGGTGCTGTGTCCAGGAAGCCGGTCGGCTTGTTGCTGCCGTCGCCGCTGATAACCGCGATGCCCTCTTCCTTGGCGAACTCTTGCGCGACGCTGCGGGAAAGCCAGCTGTCAACGGAGTTCAGGTCCAGAGCTGCCCACTGGGTAGCCTCGGGCCGTGCGTACAGCTCGCCCATCGTCGGTGCGCGTTGCCTGATGATCGGCGTGCCGGTGATGGTGCGCGAGTCGGTTTCCCCGACCCAGCCAGATCCCGTTCCCAGGATGTCAACAACCTGCTTGAAGTCGTTGGTGGTGATGTTGACGACCGGGATCAGCTGTCGCACTGGCGACATGAGCTGCTCCATCGTCTCGATCTCCGCACGTATGACCTCAGGCAGCAGGAACTCGCCCGACGCGCCTGTCGTCAGGTCGATGCGCTTCTGCTCCGGGTAGCTGGCCATAACTCGCTGCTGCACGGTGTGCAACTTCTCTGCTTCTCCGTGCCTGCCGCCTGATCGCAGCATGGTGTAGAACGCGTCGCGATGCTCATCGTGCAGCTTCTTGGTCGCGTTAAATCCGCCGCCGCCGGCCTGGTAGAGCGCTTCCAGCTCCTCGATGCGCTCCCGCTGAGCGTCCATCGTGGTGTCGAAGTCGTGCTTAGCCTTCTCGGCCTTTGCTACGGCTGCGTCGATCTTGTCGAGCTTCTCTTCGATGTCGGCGACGCTTTCGTTTGTCGCCATCTTGTCGAGCCGCTCGTCGTTGGTTTCCTTGAACGCCTTGACCGCCGAGCCGAGCTCGTCGATCGAGTCGCGCAGTTCGCTGAATTTTGGTTCATTCATTGCATTAATTCCTGTGTGAGTCCCCGAAGCTTAGCGCTCAGATCCTCAATGTGGGGTGTTCCGCCGTCGTTGTGGATGTCCCACTCGCCGTCGTCGGTCTCTTTGCGAATTACAGCAGCGACGTGCCTTGCGCTCCGTCGATTAAGCCCGAACTCGTATCTCAGGCTGTGCTCCAGTTCCTTCCGCGTGCCGTGCTTTACGCCCGTAACATGCGCTTCAGGGTTCATCGGAAATGTCGCCAGACTGACCTCAACCAGGTCAACCCGTTTTAGGATGCGAACCTCATCCTCAAACTCAAAATCTTTGGGGATGTAGCCAATGCTCAGCCCCTTTACCGCGCCCTGCTTGGTCAGTGACCGCGCTTCGCGGCCTTGCTGAACCTCCAGGTTGATGTCGCCGGCGACGCGCAATCCCTTCGCCGTCTCCTTGAGCGAATCCCACAGGCCGATCGGCTGGTTGCTGAAGTGTTGCCACAGCATCGGCACGCCGCCCTTGATGTCTTTCAGCGTCTGCCTGAAGGCGCCGCGCTCTATCTTGTCGAATCCCAGGTCGACGTTGCCGAACACCGCGCCGAGTCCCTCGATGTGGCCGTCGTCGTCGGCCTGCTTGATGTCGAAACCACAGTCGAGCCAGAGTCGTCTCATGGCGTGCTCCGTTTCCTGTCTTTCTGGATGTTCGAGAGGATCCCGACCTTGACCGCGCACTTGACCGCGAGGTTCGGGCGCTCGGTCCTGAGCTCATCGACGCGTCGTCTCAGGTCAAACAGGTGCTGCTCCATCGCGTCGAGTCGAGCTTCACCCGCCAAGTACTTGCGCAGCTTCGGATCTTCGAGAGCGGTTACCGCCTCGTCGTATTTCTGGCTCACTTTAGTGCTTCCAGGACGAGGTCAACGCCGCGCGGGAACTGGCTATCCATTATCTGTAGCTCGCCGCAGGGTGCGGTGAGTATGCGCTGCTTGAATCGGAAGCGCGTCGAGTCCTCGGTGCCCTTGACGTAGTTGAGGTCATGGTCATGCAGGAACTCCAGCGCGGACATTCTGTCCCAGCCGGATGCCTCGTTGACTCGCGCAGGGCTCTCAGTCTTGCTGAACCTCACCGTCAGCAGCCGATCCTTCAGAGTCTGAAGCATCGTCGTCCGCATCTCCGTCGCCTGATCCTGCATCGTCGTTATCGTCATCTAGGTTGCTCCCCATCTGCGGGTTCTGGTACGCGTCTCCTTCCGGATCGGTGCGCGGGTTCATTCCCTCGCGCGCTCTGATCTCGTTCGGATTCAGTGCGCCAACGCCGTAGAGCTTGACGTATCCCTCTGCGCGCGTCTTGAAGTCAGCTCGTATGGCAGCGTCCAGGTCGAAGCGTATCACCACACCCTTGCGCCTGTCACTTTCCGTCAACAGGTCGCGCTCCATCGCCTGCTCGAACAAACGGGCGTACGGCAGCATCACATCCTGCGCGAACTCAACAGTCTGGTGCTCGATGTTGCTGAACGTGGCTCGCTCGAGGTCGGCCAGCTTGTGCGGTGGAACTCCCCAGACAGACGCGATCTCTGTCCGCTGGAACTTGCGCGCTTCGAGTAGTTGCGCATCCATTGGCTTGAAGGTCAGCATCTCGGCCTCCATACCCTTTGGCAGCATCGCCACGCCGCCGCGATCCGATCCGGCGCCGTAGGTCTTCTTGAACGACTCGATCCACATCTCGTACTGCTCTTTGCTGTTGAACTCGCCGCCGGTGAGTAGGAACGCCGGGATCGCGCCATTGCCGTAGAGCTCAGCCAGCAGTTGCTCTGCCGCGAGGCACAGGCCGATGGCCTCGGCTGCCAGGTTGACCGGTGAGCTCGACCAGGTGCCCTCTGCGTTGATGCCGCCGGTGATGTGCAATACCTGATCCGCGCGGAACTTCCGCTCGTTATTGCTTCCCTGGATCACGTATATCGGGTTCCGCGGGTCCTCCTCGTTGATCGTGACCTGATCCGGATGGACTGGTGCCAGGAACTGGATCGGGCCGGTGTTGCCCTGACCCTTGATGCTGACGTGGTTCCCCCACAGCGCAACGTGCGTCATCACCTGTCTGAAGTACATGGTCTGGGTGTGCTGCTTGTTCGGCATCCGCAACAGCTTCATCACGTTGTGCTTTGGTCTTGGCGTGAGGGTGACCTTTCCGTCACCGTCGATCAGCGTCTGGAACACCATTACTGGGTACGATCCGATGGCGTTGGTCAGTGCGCGCACGATTGCGTGTACCGTGGTGCACTTCATTGCCGTGCCCGGGGTGACGCTCTGCCCCGATGCGACTGCGTTGGAGAACATCAGGCGGATGATCTCGTCGAAGCTGCGGTCTTTCTGGAACCAGGTCCTGGGCTGCAAGATGTTCATATTACCTTAACGACTCCTTCGCCCGGAAAGTAGGTCGCCTCCTGGGCTCGGAGACGATTCAGCGCCATCAGGAGTGCTATCACGCCGTCGATCTTACGGTTAGCGGCTCCCTTGCGCGGGTATATGTTGTCCTTCTGGTCTCGCTTCACCTCGACGTTGCTGATCATCCACGTCAGCACCGGGCAGTTGTGATGGAATGTCCCGTCCTTGACGTATGCCTCCAGCCATTTCATCGGCTCGCTGAAGTTTAGCACCGTCGGGCGCACGTCCACGACAAAGATGCCCTGCTGTGCCATGTGCACACCGTACTGAGTCGAGTTGTGCATCGGGTCTACTGACAGTTCCCGCAATGCGAACTTGCCGTTGATCTCCCCGAGCGTGTCCGCCTCGATCTGATCGACGTCCACGACGTTGCCGGGTGTGGTGCGCATGTGGCCGGCGCGAACCCAGCCGTCGTATTGCGCGTTCGGGTCCTCCAGGACGGCGGTCTCGGGTAGCCAGTGCCGCATAAAGCAGTAGACGTGCGGCTTGCCGTCCACTTCGCGCTCGAACAGTTGCGCCATCGAGTTGACGTCGATCTTCGATGCCAGGTCGAGTCCCGCGAACGTGTCCTCCCCAGTGAAGTCCTCGAGCCGCATGGCCGCGTCGTAGCAGGCCTCCCACTTGCGCATGTCCATCCATGCTTCCGCGGCGTTGACCCAGACGTTCATTCGCTTGGTCAGGAACGCGTTCACCTGACTGACGACCTCCTGGGCCTTGCGGCACAGGTTCTGGACGTCCATCGGGTAGACACTGACGTTCCAGTTCGGGTTCGCCTTGCGCCAGAGCTCCCGGTCGGTCCAGTCGTCGTCCTTGTCCAGCGAGTAGATCACGCCAAAGAACGAATCATCCTCGATCTGTCCCTCCAGGATGCGCACCAGATAGCTGCGGAGCTCGTAGCAGATGCCGCTCGTGTCGTGGCCGGCCGTGGTGATGTTGTATATCAGCGGCTGAACGCGCGCGCCGGTCGCCGTTTCGATCACGTTGTAGACGTCGCGATTCTTCCAGGCGTGCAACTCATCGTTGATGGAACAGTGGACGTTGTAGCCGTCCAGGGTCTCTCCCTGGGCGTGCAGCGCCTCGAACTTGGCGGAGCTGTCTGGCTTGTTGATGTTGTGGACGCGCACCTCCAGTGGTAGCTCCGGGGTGCGCTTTGCCATCGTGTTGGCGATCTCGAACGTGATCTTTGCCTGGTTGCGGGTCGTGGCGGCGCTATAGACCTCGGCGCCAGCCTCCCCGTCCTCATCGAGCATGTACAGGCCGATGGCGGCGGCCAGTGTTGACTTCGCATTCTTGCGAGCGACGTCCGTGTAGGCCGTGCGGAAGCGCCGAGTGCCGGCGCGGCAGGTCACAATTCCGTCGCCGTCCAGGATGTCTTCCGTGTAGACCCAGCCGAACACGTTGCAGACGTTAAAGCACTGCCACGGCTCCAGGGTCAGTAGCTCGTGCCGCTTCGCCCACTCACCCTTGACGTGTGGCAGCCGCTCGATGTATCGGCAGGGCCGCTCGGCGATCTCCGCGTCGAAGTGAAACGGGGCG